CCTAAAATTAGAGGAGATTAGCTATGGCTGATGAAACTACAAGTAGCACGGTCTCGGAACTTTATACCGAGATTATTGCTGAAGCTATGTTTGTTGTTCAAGAGAAATCTATAATGAGAAACTTAGTGAAAAATTATACTATCGCAGGTGGCGGTAAATCCGTTGAAGTCCCAATTTATGCAGCTGTCGCAGCAGCAGGAGTTGCGGAAGCTACTGATTTAGCAAACACTGCAATCAATCCTACATCAGTTACTATTACAGCAGCTGAGGTTGGTGTTATGACTACATTAACTGACCTTGCTAGAAATAGTGCGTCAAGAAATGTTGCTTCTGATATTGGACAATTATTTGGTAATGCTATTGCTAAAAAAATTGACCAAGACTTATTGGCATTGTTTGACGGATTTTCAACAGCAGTAGGTACTGATAGTGCGGTGTTATCGCCAGCTACTATTTTTAATGCGGCATCAACTTTAAGAGCGGCAGGACTGCCTGTTGATGAAACATATTGTGTAGTACATCCAAAAGTTGCGTATGACCTTAAATCTGGAATTACAAATACTTTCGCAGGACTATCAAGTGATATTTCAAATGAAGCTATGCGTAGTGGCTTTATTGGTCAAATTGCAGGAATCAAAATATTTGAAACAGGTAATATGGCAAACACAGGTACTGCGGGTGATTACAAAGGCGGAATGTTCCACAAAGACGCATTAGGACTAGCTATGATGCAAGATCTTAAATTAGAAACTCAAAGAGATGCTTCTCTAAGAGCTGATGAGATTGTTGCAACTGCAGTTTATGGTGTCGGCGAACTACATGATTCGTATGGTATTGAAGTCATTGCAGACTCATCAATCCAATAAATTAATTAATATTGAGGGGGGATTTTTCCCCCTCTTTAGTATATGATAGACGAAAACATAACAAAGAGTGGTTTTATGGAAGATAAAATTGTTGAATTAACGAATGGTAAAAAAACTATAAAAAGAAAACATGCAGATTGGGAAATTAATCAAAAGGTTTGGGAATTAAGAGGATATAGTTTAGTAAAAGATAAACCGAAAAAGAAAAAAGGTAAAAAGTAATGTGTCATTGTGACGGAAATTGTTTGTTTGGTAAATAATGGCTACTTCTCAATTTGCTGTAGCTAATAGTGATTTACAAGCTATTCAACCTGATATTTTAGGTTTTGGCATAACTGATTTTGGAACTCAATTACAATTTGCAGAAAACGATGTTCTAAGAAAAGTTAGAGCTGATTGGTGGGAACGATACAGACATCAAGTAAGATATAAAGATATTACAAAAGTAACAAGTGTTGAAATGACTGACAGTAAACTGACTGATGCTCAATGGAAAAAAAGTGTCGTTTATATGGCAATGTGGAAATATATTTTACCACAATTAACTAAATGGAAAGAACAAGGAGATATGGATTCTTTTCAAATACAAATAAATTTTTATAGAGATAGATTTGAGGAAGAATTTAACCAAGTATTAAGAGACGGTGTTGAGTACGATGAAGATGGGGGTGGCACAGTTTCTGATAGTGAAAAAGAATCTATGCATACAAATCGTCTTGTCAGATAATGGTCGCAGAAGTAAAAATAAAAGCTAACACAATAGAAGTAACGAAATATTTAAAAAGATTACAAAAAACTATACCCAAAGATATTAAAACTTCTTTAAATAAAGTTTCAGCATTTGGTGTAAAACAAATCACAGAAAAAACACAAAAAGGTGAAAAACCAGATGGTGGTCGTTTTAAAGGTTATGCTAAAAGCACAAAAAAAGATAGAACTAAAAGAGGTCGTCAAATAGGTTTTGTTGATTTAACTGATACAGGGCAAATGTTTAGATCTTTAACTTTTAAAGCAAACAGAAATAAATCAACATTATTTTTTAGAAGACAATCAGAAAATAGAAAAGCAAGTTATCATGATTTTTTTGGTGCAGGCAAAAGGAAAGTTGTTAGACCATTTTTTGCTATTGGACGAAAAGATGAAAATAAGATAAGAGATATATTCTTTAAAAGTATTGGTGTAAGATGAGTGAAAGAGAAGATATTGCTAGTGATATAATAACTAAACTTACTGCTGTGAGTTCTCCTATTACATTCAAAAAAATAACAAGAGAGCCTTTTGACCCAGAAGAATTAGCTGATCCACAATTTCCTAGTGTTTATATTCAAAGTGGTACTGAAACGAGAGAAGCAAGCGGAATGGGTGCTGTTGGTACAGGTAAAACACAAGGTACTATTGATTTTATAATAGTCGGCTTCGTTAAAGGAACTACAGCAAATATTGATACTGCTAGAAACCAACTTATAGAAGTTGTTGAAGAAACACTTGATAATGATATAACTAGAAATGGTAATGCACTTGATACACAAATCGTAGAAGCTGATACTGATGAAGGAGAAATTTTTCCTTATGGTGGTGTTAGGATTGTGGTAAGAGTAATTTACGAATTTACAAGAGGAACTGCATAATGGCAAAAGATATTAAAATAACAAATGGTAAAGATACTATAACTATCCGTGAAGATAGTCTTGAAAGATTTGAAAAACATGGTTATAAGAAATTGTCTAGTAATGAGCATGTTGTTCCAAAAGAACAGCCTAAAAAACTAGACATTAAATCTAACTCAAAGGAGTAAAATATGGCACATCATGGTAAAGAGGGAGTTGTAAAAGCAGGCTCTACTGTTATAGGTGGAGTTACAGGCTACACGATTGACACTACTGCTGATGTTGTTGAAGATACCTCACTAGGTAATGCGGCTAAAACTTATATGGCTGGCAGAACTGCATTTAGTGGAAGTATTGATATGCACTATGATGAGGGAGATACAGCACAAGAAACTTTAGATGTAGGAGCAACTATTGCCTTTACTTTGTTGCCAGAAGGAAATACTTCAGGAGATCAAAGTTTTGCTGGCAGTGGTATAGTAACCTCAATGTCAGTAGGTGTAAGTCTTGATGGTGTTTCTACTCGTTCAGTTGCATTTCAAGGTACAGGTGCTTTAACAATAGGTACAGTCTAATTTATGGCAGAAAAAATAGATTTTTTTGAGGGAGTCAAATCACATTTTGATTCCCTTGAAACCAAAATTATTGAAGTACCAGAATGGGGTTTAACAGGCGATAAAGCCATTTATTCAAAACCCTTTAACATGTTAGAAAAATCCAAAATATTTAAAGGTGCTAATGATAGTGATTTAAATGTTTTAATTGATGTTATAATTGAAAAAGCATTAACTAAAGATGGCGATAAGATGTTCACTTTAGATCAAAAATTAAAATTTAAAGTTAAAGCAGATACTGATGTTATTGCAAAAGTAGCAACAGCTATTATGAACACAGAAGAATCAATAAATACACTTAAAAAAAAATAAAAAAAAATGGGGAGTTATACTCCCTGTTAGCTTTAGCTGAAAAGCTACATAAGACACTAAGTGAAATCTTGCAAATGTCAGTTACAGAGTTTAATATGTGGTGTGCTTATTATGATTTACAAAAAGATGAATCAGAAAGGCAACAACGGATTAATCAAATGAAAAGATAATGGCTACAAAAAAAGTTAATATTGACATAGTTGCTAAAGATAGATCTCGTAGAGCATTACAAAGTGTTCAAGGAAATTTAGATAGAGTAAAAGGATCAGTATTTAATGTTCGTAATGCATTAATAGGTTTAGGTGCAGGATTAGCAATAAGATCATTAGTTAATACAGGAAAACAAATTGAAGGGTTACAAGTAAGATTAAAATTTTTATTTGGTAGTGCGCAAGAAGGTGCAAAAGCATTTGATGAAATGGCAAAATTTGCATCAGAAGTACCATTTTCATTAGAAGAAATTCAACAAGGATCAGGAGTTTTAGCTGTTGTAAGTAAAGACGCAGAAGAACTCGCTGAGTTAATGAGAATAACAGGTAATGTAGCAGCTGTTACAGGTTTAGATTTTAGAACTGCTTCTGAACAAATACAAAGATCAATGTCTGCAGGCATCGGAGCAGCTGATTTATTTAGAGATCGTGGTGTTCGTGCTATGTTAGGTTTTAAAGCAGGTGCAACTGTTTCAATAGAAGAAACTGTTACTGCGTTACAAGAAACTTTTGGTGCGGGAGGTAAGTTTGACGGTGCTACAAAAGAATTAGCTAATACTCTTGAAGGAACTTTGTCAATGATCGGTGATAAAGTTTTTAATTTTCAAAGAACTATTTTAGATGCAGGATTTTTCCCAGAACTTAAAAATCAATTTGGAGATTTAAATAAATTTTTAGAAGACAATGCAAATGAAGTAGATAGGATTGCTGTTTCTATTGGAACAACATTAGGATTTGCTGTTGAGCAATTAGGTAAAGGTGCAAAATTATTAAAAGATAATATGGATTTAGTTGTCATGACTTTTAAAATTTTAATTTCATTAAAAATCGCAAGTTTTTTAATGGCTGGTGCGAGAGCTATACAAGCAATGGTTGTAGCAACAACAGCAATGGTTGCATTAAGTGGACCTGGAGGTTGGGCATTGATCGCAGGAGCAACAACAGCAGCAGCAGCAGCTTTTATTGGTTTAGGTGAGGTCATGGATAATATTAAATTAAAAATTGATGAAAACATGTCAGCATTTGAAAAAGAAAAAGAAGAAATTAAAAAAAATACTGATGCGATAGAAGATAATACAAGAGTTTTACATATTAATAAAAAAATTAAAGAAAGTGGATTAAAAAAAGATATTGAATCAATTCAAGCAAAATACATGACTGAACAACAATTAGCAGTTCACAATGCAAAAAAACAATTAGATATTATTAATAAATATTTTGAAGACGAACAGAACTTAACAGAAAACGATAAACAAATTTTACAAGCATTAACTGTTAAAATACATTCACAACTGCGTGATGATTTAGAACAAATAAGAAAAGATGAAATACTTGATATAGCTAAAAAAAATGACAAAGAATTACAAATGATGAGAGATCATTATAAAAAACAAGTTGAATTAATGCGTAGTTTTAAATTTTCTGAAATGGAATTAGAAAAATTATCTAAAGATCAAGTCATGGATTTAACTAAAGCAAGTGGTCGTGAATTAATAGGCGAACTAGCTAAACATAACAGAGAAGTATTTATGATTAATAAAGCACTAGCTATAAAAGATGCTGTCGTAAATACTGCAAGAGGTATTTCTAAAGCATTAGCTTTGGGACCTTTCGGCATACCTTTAGCTGTAATGATTGGTGGTTTAGGTGCTGTACAAATAGCAACAATAGCAAAACAAGAATATACAGGCAGACAATTAGGTGGTCGTGTTAGAAAAGGCGAGCCATATATTGTAGGTGAATCTGGTCGTGAAATGTTTGTACCAAATCAAGATGGCAATATAGTACCGAATCACGATATGAAACAGGGTGTAAATGTAAACTTTAATATAAATACAGTTGATGCTAGAGGGTTTAATGAATTACTAGTTAATAGTCGTGGTGTTATAGTTAATATGATTAATAGTGCTGTTAATGAAAAAGGAAGACAGGCAATTATATGAGTGGTGCATTACCAAATAATAATTTTACTGCTATTAATATAAAAAGTAATCAAAAAACTTTAATAAGTCAAACTGATAGCGGAAAAACTTTTCGTAGACAAATACAAGGTCAACGATGGTCTTTTACAGTACAATACCCTTCATTAACTAGAGCAGATTTCGCACCGATAATGGCATTTATGGTTAAACAAAGATCACAAAAAGAAAGTTTCACTATCACTTTTCCAAGTTATTTAAACGCATTAGGAAATGAAACAGGTACTTTATTAATAAATGGAGCTCATTCAGTTGCTGATACTACAATAGCTATTGATGGTTTCGCAGGAGATAGTACTGGTCGTTTAAAAGCAGGAGATTTTATAAAATTCGCACACTCAAAAGTTTATATGGTCGTTGCTGACGCAACAAGTTCAAGTAATGCTTCAACAGTTACTATTGAGCCACCATTAACAACTGCCTTAACGAACGACAGTTCAGTTACTTACGATGCTGTACCTTTTACTGTTTTTATGACTTCTGATGTACAAGAATTTAATTCTGGTAATATTGATAGTTCTGGAAACCTTTTATTTAATTACGAATTTGATGTTATTGAGAGTATATAATGGCGAGAGGTTTATCATCTTCTGTTAAAACTGAATTAGCAACAGGAAATATAAGTCCTGTTCTTTTAGTTTTTATTGGTTTTTCAACACCACAATATTTAACGAATTCATCTTTTAATTTAGTTTCAAGTATAAGTGGTAGTTCACAAACATATACTGCTAGTGGTCATTTAAAAAATATTACAGGAGTGAATGAAGCTAATAATCCAATAAAAAATTCATTATCACTTTCTTTGTCTGCTGTTGATCAAACTTATGTATCCGTTGTTTTAAATGAAAATATAATTAATGATGATGTGAAAATATGGCGAGGATATTTAGATAGCAACAATGCTTTGATTAGTGATCCATATTTATTATATTATGGAACGATTGACGAATATAGAATAGTTGATTCAACTGATACTGCTAATTTAGTTTTAAATGTTACTTCACATTGGGGGCAATTTGATAAAACTAGTGGCCGAGCAACAACAGATAATTCACAACAAAGATTTTTTAGTGGCGATAAGGGTATGGAGTTCGCAGCTCTAACTGTACAAGATTTACGATGGGGAAGAGCAGATGCCTAGTTGTAATTTTTATCAAGCAGAAAAAAAAGATAAAATTGAAATTTTTAATTTATTAAAAAAATTTAAAGATGATTTAATTGATTTAAACTATCCAGAAATAAACCCTGACAAGGTGAAAAATTTTATTAATCTAATGTTGCAAAGAGGGAAAATAGTTTGTGTAAAAAATTTAGATTCAAATCAATTAATCGGTATATGTATATTTTGTAAATCTACTTATTGGTGGAGTGAACAAGAAACAATGATAATACAATTAATTTATGTAGTACCAGAGTTTAGAAATTTTAAATTAATGAATCAATTATTAGACAGTGTAAAACAAGTTTCAAAAAATAATCCTATTTTATTATCTATTACTTCAAAATTACAAGCTGATAACTTATTTGAAAAATTAGGTTTTGAAAATATGGGTGCTAATTGGAGATTAAAATAAATGTGTGGTTGGAATCCTATTGATATAATTATTGATATTATTGATGATGTTGTTGATATTATCGTTGATATTGTTGAAGGTGTTATCGGTTGGATTATGCCTATGCCTGACATACCAGATTTTGGAGGTATGGGGGCAGATCAAACAGCAAAAGGTGTATTATTAAATAAAGTATCAGCCAATAGTGCCATACCTATTATTTATGGAACAAGAAAAGTAGGTGGTAATGTTGTTTTCTTAGAAACATCAGGAACTGATAACCAATATTTATATATGGTTATGGTTTTAGGAGAAGGAGAAATAAACGATATAACATCAATTCATATTAACGATAATGTAGTTACATGGTCTGGCGATTTATCTGATAACACAGAAAGAACTGTTGCTAGTAGTGATGCTAATTATTTTAAAGCTGATCCAAGCGATACTAATTCAAGTGCTGAAAGTTTAATAACTGTTAAACCACATTATGGCAGTGATAGTCAAAGTGCTGATTCATTAATAAGTACTTTAACATCATGG